GGAAATCAGTGATACCTCGTCGACCCTGTACATCTCTCAGGAAGGGCTCAACCAAATTGACAAACTGTGCTCTTGTAAATTCATCGTTGAATTCGAACAGGCTTTGTCTAGCTGCGATTGCAATTGCCTTTTCAAGGACGATAAACAATCGACGTACGTTAATGCGATCAAATGCACTTGGGTGACCAAGCAACGTCTTATCACCAAACAGGATTGTGCCTTCGCCTGGGAATGTCGTTACTGGGTTGACACCATTCTTATACAGTTGATCTCGCTCAGTCTTATTAGGGTTAAATGCAAGACTTACTACGTTCTTAATTCGACCTCGAGTAAGACCGGCTGGCGAGTACCATGGATCTCGTACTTGATCTGTGCGAGCCATTGTACCAGCGGTATCGCCGTTCAATGGTACCCAACGGTACTGATCGTTGTACTTATCGTACTGATACTTGTAACCGCTATCCAGTACTGCATATGAGGTTGATGGAAGAGTGTTTCTAAACTCGATAATATCATCAATCTCTGCAGAAGTATAAGAAGTATTGTTAACTACATCAGCCTGTTCAGGTGAAATACAAACTACACAGTCTTTTCTGTACTCAGCAATATTGTTGATCAAGTGGATTGCAGTAGGTGAAGTAGATGATCCCCCAAGAAGCAAGGAAATATCAACTTCCTCAGAGCTCTTAAACAGATCGTAAGCCAGCTGATATTCACCTGATGTGCCAGCAATTCCATCAGAGCCGCTAGCTAGTGAGTTAGTAATTGGAGTATTACCACCACCAAATGCTGTACCGGTTGCAGAAGAACCCGCACTAGTTACGCCAGACGGGTGACCTGCCCACCACAAGTAAGATGAACGACGGTTCAGTGCTTCTTTGTAGTAGTTAGATGATCCATCTTCATTCTTAGCATCCGATGCCTTGGAAACAGCATCAAATACTTCAATAACCTGACCTTTAATATTGGTCCATTCACCATCTTCGTCAACAACTACAATGTGCATTTGATCGTTACGACCTCCGCGAGTAGTTGCAAACGGTGAAGTACCAGGAGCAGCAGTTACAAAATCATAGTACTCCCATCGACGCTTAAGAGCAGTAACAGCATTTACAGTGTTACCAGAGTAGGAAGTAGTTAATACAACAGAAAGACCATCACCTGCTACAGATGATACCTTGTAAATATCTTTATCTGGTCCAACCTGAAGTAAATCCCCTGCTGAAATTACAGCAGCCTGGTTTGCAGAGAATGTAACACCGTTGTTACCATTTACTGCTGTGTAGGTACCAGACAATGTAGATTCAAAAGCGGTGTTACTTGGGCAGATTGAATACTTGAGTGAGTTACCAAGTGCACCCGGATACTTAGCTATGACATCACCACCACCAGTAATTCCTGATGAATAGTTGGCATTGTAGTCTTCTTCACTCTTTACAAGAATAATAGAAGCATTAGCATTAGCGTTAACCAGGTTTGTGTTGTTGATACGTACCAAATGAAGTGTATCAGAGTATGCTAAGAAGTTAGCAGCTGTAAAGAAATCCTGAAAGTAAGTTCCGTTTGGCTTTTGGAACTGACCTACAAGCTGAGCTTCGTTGCTAATAAGAACACGTTGCTCAACTGGACCCCAACGGAACTGACCGGCAAAGCCGCCAGCTGTCGTTTGCACTGCAGGAACAATCGCGGTGAGATCAATCTCACTAATATTGACTCCTGGAGAAATCTGGAAGGCCATTTTTGTCTCCTCGTGGTTTTTGTTTCTCGTATATTTATAATTTTAGAAGTCTACGACATCCTCGACGTCATACTGATAACCTAAAGGACCAACCGTATCTTCCGCATGGTAAACATCGTGACCGTCATTAACTATACCAAATGGTAAAACATCATCTTCAATCATTTTTTGATTTTCTTGATATAGTCGACTGCGGACATCGTTATCAGTAAGTTCGATAAAGAAGTCTTGTCTTACTAACCACGAAAACAAAACGGCACACATAACAAGGTCATCGTGGTGACCTTCTTCAGCTTCATAGCTGTTTCTCTTATTTATGAAAACTGAGAGTTCTTGCAATAGGTCGTAGTCGTTCAATATAATCTTATCGTTTTCAACTACATCTTTTAAGTGTGAACATCCAACTCTTTTTACTGTCTTAGTTGTCTTTACTCCAAGTTGGATACGATGTGAAAATCCTCCTCCAACTTGTTGTCCACCTCTACCTCTTACACTAGTAGATAGTATATTTTCGTATTCGAGATCCTGTTGAATGATGTTTGCAACAGTTTCACCAAGATCATTTAGTTCAACCAACACAAACGCATTATTATACATTGTAGCAGCGTTTACAATAACGTCTGGATAAAACATTGGAGAGATTTCTTTCGAGCGGTATTTCCCCACAATCTTATAAGGCATTTCGGTAACATCGAACACTAAGAAAGCACTGTAGTCTAATCCAAGACCTCTAGCCGAGTCTACTGTTATTACATATAATCTATCGGGTTTTGGTTTCTCGTAAATATCAAATCCATTACGAGTTTTTATTGGATGGATGAAAGGTATTTGTGCTAGCTTTCTGCCATCGATAAGAGTCGCAGTACTTCCAAGGAACTCACATTCAAATTCTTGTCTAAACTGCTCTTCGCTGGTATTCTTAATTGTGTCCTTTTTCCACTTTTCATCTCTGCCAGGTACGTCTGACCAATGCACACCGTGTCTTACATAATCGTTGTTACCCTCTTCGCTGTCTACCCAAATCTTATAGAACATATTCATTCCATTTGGAGTAGACGTGATTAGTACTTTAGTAGTAGTACCAGATGAAATTGTTGGAAATACAGAAGCAAAGAATTCTTCTTGTAAGTTGTTTGGCACGAACGCAAACTCATCAAGATAGATTAAGTTCTGAGATGTACCTCGGATGGCTGATGATGATGTGGCTGAAGCAAGGATCTCTGAGCCATTCTCTAACTCAATGTTACCTTTGTTCCATTCCTTAACACCTTGTTGCAACCATTTAGGAAGGTGCTCGTACGCGTTTTGAATCCTACCAAGAATTTCCCTTGCTTGAGCAAGTTTGTTAGCTAGGATAGCAACACTATACTGTTCATTAAATAGTACTTGCCATAGGATGTATGCAGCTACGGTAGTTGTCTTACCAACCTGTCGAGGAAGTTTACAAATAACAAAACGGTTATCATCAAACTTCTGTACCATCTCCTCTTGGAAAGGCCAAAGATCAAAGTTTACTAGACCGTAATCAACGTGAACAATCTTTACATATTTCTTAATAAAGTAAACGGGATCGCGGGAGCATTTGATATACTCCTGCACCTGCTCCTGTGTATACTCAACAGGAACGCCAACCTTTTTAAGGTTTTTGTTACCAAGATAGTTTTCTATAGCCATAAGCTGTTGACTTTTTTTGGAACACGAGGATAATAGCCGGTGTAGCCGGATTAAGACTTATCTTCTAAGTTATCCTTTAACATATTCTGTAGTTCGGTCGTAGACCCAACGAAGAGAGCGTTGGTTACGTTATTGGGACCTGACTGTGCGTTATCTTCTTGTTTGAGCTTTTTAACTTTCGCCTGTACTTCAAGCAAGTCTTTGTTTGCATCTGTAAGGGTCTTCATCAGTGAAGCTACTACTTCAAATGCTCGGGGATGTTCGCTTGACTTAGCAATCTCTACTAGCTCATGGAGAGCATGAGAACCATTTTCAATGATGTCGTAAAGATTCTCTCTAGCATATCGATAATCGGTGTCAATGTCACCGGTATGATCTCTCCCTTCACGATTTGTTAGTTCATTCCTGGTTTCTACAGCTACTAGCTCACCTTTAGCTTCGGAGATGCTAGCTGTATCTTCAGGCATTCCAAACAGATCGTTTAGATTGCTTTCAAGTTTTGTTTTAGACACTATCAGTACCACCACCGAAGAACTGCTGATCTTCGATAAATCCATAATCGTCAATACTACTTATCTGTTCTGGTGGTACGGTAATTGTTGAGTCGGATGTCGGAGTACCGTTAGCAGTTAGTCCAGGTGTGGCAGTGAGTATTGATGATATGGCTGAAGACGAGCCATCAGTCGTTTCAATGTTAGTGGTAGCAATAGCTCTTTTAATAACACCCTGAGTTCTGACTGGACCAAACAAGTATCCTTTCACGGTAAAGTTTAAAGTATGGATAAGAGCTCTTCTAGTTGAGAAGTCCCCCTCATATGTGTCCTCAGTCGAAATGTCATTAAATACGACCGGAACATCCATTTTTAACTTTAGCTCTGGAATAAGATTGACACTATTTGTCCATTCAGGTGTAAAGAAGGGAAGTATTCCTTCAAGTATCTGTACACCATCATCCGCGTTCTTTACAAACACAGACAACGCAATGTTTATATCAAAAGGCACTGGCGTATACTGATATTTTAGTTTGTCCTGATCAGTATAAGTGTATACGTTTTTAATAGTAGAAGGTAATTTACGCGTTGAATTATAATTCATTGACGTAATCTCAAAAGACATTCTAGGTAATGATATTGCAACATCGCGATCAAAGTTTGGATCTTGAGCAAGTCTTACCAGAAACTTTTCTTTTGGTCCATACGCAATTGGAACCCTAAGTGTTTGGATTCTTTCGCCGGCAGTATTAAATCTCTGCACATCAATGTCGTTAAACATTGTACCGAACATAATGATGTATTTTCTGATAATACTGTGATAGTAAGTATGTCCAAACATTAGAACCTATCTACCTCACTAAATGGATTGGACTCACTGAAGTCCAATACAGAATCAGCTTCAAATTGGAAGAATGTATTGTTAGCAGCTGGTGCAGTTGTTGTCAATTCAAATTCTTGTAAGATACTATCACCATCTTCGCTCTTGACAATACCTGATCCATCTTCGAGAGTGAATTGATATATCAATGTGTTTAGACTAAACTGATCTTCAGTTGCATCTATTGCACTATCACCAGTATTAATCTCTTCGCTGCTGTACTCATAAAGTTCGCAACGAAGGTCATAAGACTGCATTCTACCAAGCTGAAAATGTACAGGGCGGTCATCGACATACATTACTTCGAATATCTTGTCCATCATAGGGAAATAGATCAGATCTCCCTCTCTTGGACGGTTCAGGGTGTTTAAGTAGTCGTCACCTTCCTGTACCCATGCTTCAGTTGCCGCATCTCCAGTTAAAAACTGTCGACTTGGTTCATTGTTGTCACCATCTTCAAATACAAGATTGTAACCAACCTCGGTCATAAGTTTGGGAGATGTTAGAACTTGATCAAATCTCTTTCGAGACACCGTCAGTACAATTTGATCTCGTATCTCTAGCCCAAACTTACTTAAAAATTGTCCGTCTCCTTCAAAGCCCTCCATAGACTTTAAATACATTTCTATATCTATGGCTTCTTCAAACTTAGATAATGTATCTTCACCAAATAGATGATCATTCTTTACTAATGATCTTGGCAAATACTTTACATCGTGTCCGTATATCTTGATTGATTCAAGTATAAGGTCCTCAACGACATCTTGCTCGCGAGCAAATCCATAATTGTTGAAATACTTATTTAACATATCAACCGGTCATATCGCTAACTGGAAGTGAATAACTTGAAATCATTTCGTCTTCTAGCCTTCGAATCTCCTCGGTAGCTTCTTCCCATATCTTTTGACCGTTAAACGTAAGACCACCAGGCATCTGCAGACCTTCAAACTTTTTTAAGTTCTCACCCCACTGCCTTTTTATTAAAGAAGTAGTGTATTGCATTAACCACCTATCAGACCACACATCTGCATATGTGCCAGGATCGGTTACTTTATAGCTATCAACTATAAGATAGTTGCCTACAGTAACATCGTTCCAGGACATATCAATATGTACTTTGTTCGTATGACGATTAAACCTGATGGGCTGCTTTCCAACAAATATTTCCTCCAACTGAGCAACGTGTCTCATTGCAGTAACGTAAGGTACGTAAGTTGTAGAGGAGAAGTCAAATAGATCGTTCAAATGTATTTGATAACGTACATTAAAAAGATTAGAAGTTTGAGTGGAGTCACCAACATCGAATACACCGACGACTCCGATGTAAGAATCGTCTAACGTAATGTACTGGTTGATCTTATCTTCAGCTGTGATTTGATGCTTAAGCAGCACCCTCTCTGAACCATCAAAGTGGTAGTCTCTATAATAAAGTAGAGATTCGTCAATTCTATCTTCGACTTGCTCGTCGTCCACATTGATATCTACGACCGGCTTTCCTAACCTTCGCAAGCAATGTTCTTTAAGTTGGTCTCTAGAAGTTGGGATGGCCATAGATCACCTCTGTTTCTTCTATTTATCTACTAACTTTCTTTGTGACTATGATCCATCACATGGGCTTTGAATGTATTAAGCACATTATGTTTGTTGTTCAACCAAGTAACTATAGCCTCTCTAGACCCATGAGTCACTAAAGTTGCTTCATGCTGCATAAAAGCTGGAAAAATTACAAAACTTCCTTTTTCTCGTTCACATCTACCAACTACGCTATCGCCGTCGTATATTAATAAATCTCCACCGTCATAATCTTCACTATCAGACATATTAATAGACATTGTTAACACTCTAGTAACATCAACCGCTGGTACTACATCCTGGTGTTTTTTAAAAAAACCTCCTTCAGCATAATGTACATATTGAAAATGTGACAATGAACTGTAGTCTAAATGTTGATAAATAGACTTATAGTTCTCAATTATTAGAGATTGAAGAATTTGAGTAGTAACAGGGAATTTTGAATAATCAACCATGTGTATTTGGCATTCGCGAATGTTGGGATCGTAATTACCACCTTTAGTTACGTCTCCGTTTGTGATTAAAGCATTGACTTTGTCACGACTGTACATCTCTATATCTTTCTTTAAAAGTTCAACCTCGCGAGTCGGTAAGACACCTTGACTTATAAACGTTTTCATGCAAAAAATAACCTTAGGTACAACATACTATAACTGCCCGGATCTGCTAGAAAGGTTTTTAGAGAAGCATAGCAAATATGCAGATGAATTAATTGTAGTTGATGATGGATCTAAAAAACAAAACTGTATATCCAAGTACTCAGACGTCGATAATAATGTAAAACTGTATAAGGTACGTAAAGATATAGGATTTAACTCTCACGGTTGCAGAAATCTCATAGCTAGCGAGGCTTCAAACAACTGGATAGTTTTGATCGATATTGATCGAGAGTTTGATAATCCAGAATATACTTTCAACACTCTGTCCACTAGAAAACTAAAAGAAAACGTACGCTACTTATTTATTACGCATTATCGCAAATTATCCAATGATACTCACGCTTCTGTAAATGATTTTCTAATTCATCGTAATCATTATTTTAGTGTAGGTGGTTATGATGAGGAATTAGTAGGACAAAGATGGGGTGACAGAGAATTTTTAGATCAGCTTAAAGTCATGGGAGGAAAAGAATCTTTGTTATATGATATTGATTTAATTGCAACTAGGAACGCAAGTTTGTTACCGAGAGTAAGACACAAGGTTGTTTGGAAAACTGCTGAACGCAGTCATTTTAAATTGATGGAACAAAGAGCAAAGAAACCCGATCCAAATAAACCTATCCTACAATTCGAATGGGATCGACTGTTTTAAAATCTTTTAGAGAAAAACTTGTACCTTTCATCTTGTCTAGCATTACCATATCATTGTTCTTCCAAACAAGCACCTCGTTATCTTCATAAAGAAAATCACAATCTTTGCAGAAAGGTACCTCATCAAATCTTTGCTCAGCATGCATTTGCCTAAGCCACTTGTATCGATTACCGTTCCAAACCTGCTCTAAGGTTAGTTCTTTCATTGATCCTAAATCAGCGTCATCATCTCTACCTAACGTCTGACAGCAGGGGGCTATGGACAGTGTGGTACCATTTGTACCACCTGCTCTTACAGTTAGGTCCGGTGAGAATGGTCTTCCACAACTTCGCTTTTCTCCTTGCCGCTTATAGTCAACCTCGTAAATACCAGACCAGTTATGCATCTTCCATATTTCAGCATAAGTGTCGGCGTGATTAATGAAATTAGCTCGGTATAGATTAACTTCTTCGTCTATGTTGTTGTTATCCAAAATTAAGTGGTAGGAGGCGACCTTACAGTCGGCGTTTTTCCACATAACATATTCTTTCATTGACACAGCGTTTTCTCTAACATGGTCAAACGCATCTCTGTTCATCCATTTTTTATACGTCTGCTGATTGTATCCTATAACAGAAAACCTAGCTAAACTTAAACCAGCATCTACACAGTTCATCATATACGTACCGTACAGATTGTATCCATTGGTGTAGATGAAGGCTTGAGCTCCGTGTTTCCTAACAATCTCAATATACTTTGGTAAGTCTTTAGCCAACGTTGGCTCACCAGATCCTTCTAGGTTAACCACATTAAGACCAGCCTTAGCACACTCTGAAACCACATATTCAAAGTTTGCTAGGCTCATTTTCTTTAACCAATTTTTACCCCGGGCACCAGTAGATCCATTAGTATTGGTTTGAGGACACATTTCACACGTATAGTTACATCCTCCGTTAACTTCAATTACGGCTCTATCAATACTTAAAGGTATACTATAATCAACCATTGGGTTTGTTATACAAACTATGCATTGTTGGGTTACTGTAAGTATCTAACCAAGCCTCAAGCTCGTTATTATATCTAATGCAACGAGCTTTGGATTCATTTACATATACTTCAACACCCTTTTTAAAAAGGTTATCAACATTATGTTCAAGTGATGCTGTTGGCACTAAAAGACGGTTTAAATTGTGTCTTTTACACATTACAATTAATGGTTTCCACATATATTTAAATAATTGATGGACCATACCATCATAACCAATACCAAATCTACATTGTCTGATACAATCCAATACCTCACATATTGGAGTACGGTAAGTAACCTCCTTCACAGTGTAGCCATTATGCTGTAGATAACTAATCACACTATCCCATCTATCATGAGCCGGATCTTTTTTTTCGCCAGGAAAATATGTGTTGTACTTGGATCGCCACAATACAACCATGTTAGTGTTGGTTGTATCTAAATTGGTATACCACAGTCCGTGGAGAGGATTAAATTCATCTAGGTTGTTAACAAATCGGTATGGAAAGTTACTGTTAACTTTATACGATACTTCAACGTTGTCTAATTTGCGCATCGTGCTGTACACGTATTGCATCCGGTCTATAATAGTTTCCGGA